CATTCCGTGTGCGTGAAGGCGAGCACGTCGCCCTCGCTGATTAGGTGTATGGCTTCGCTCAGCTTCACAGCGCTGCCCCCGCGATGAACAGCGCGTCGATCTGCGCGTCGGTCAGGCCCAGCGCTGGCGCCAGTTGCGACACGAAGCCGTTATGACGCTGCACCGTGTTGGAGTACTCCCACTGGATGTTCGCTTCGGTCTTTGCAGGCTCAGGCAGCGCGTCGATGGCCGGCTGGATCAGCGCCAGCTTGCCGGCGCGCGACAGCGCCACGCGGGCCTGCCACATGGCGATGCTGTCCGGTACAGGCGTAGGAGGTGCTGGTGGCTTCACGAAGCTGGAGCCTGTCCACCTGTCGCCGATGTCGCTGTTGCCAATCGCGCCAACTGCAAACTGATCAGGGAATGGGCAAGATATGGTTGACTGCTCGACCGTGTTGACCACCAAGTTGGTGGCCCTGTCAATGAAGTGAATGCGCATTGGTTAGACCCAACGAATGTTGATTTGACCGTTGCCGCCAGTTGCGACGCCGCCGTTCTGGTGGCCGCCACCACCAGGAGTTGCGCCAACTGCGCCTATCACGCTGCTTCCAGGCATGGCTCCGTTTGGAGAGCCACCGCCAATGAACTGGTAAGTTGCAGCGCCGCCGCTGCCAGTTGGGCAATTTCCAAGACCGCCAGCAATGTTGATGTCGCCACCGCTTGCAGTACCGCCAGCGACTTGGTTTCCTGAAGAGCCAAGAGAGCCGCCATTGGCAGTCAAGACGCCAAAGGTTGTATTGCCTCCTGCGGCGCCAGATGATCCAGCGCCGACTGCATAGGAGATGGTTTGTCCAGGAGTGACATTGAGCCATCCCGCGCTATACCCACCTCCACCTCCAGCACCGCCTCCAGCAGGCGCTCCGCCACCCGCACCCCAGCACTCGACGAAGATGCGGTACACGCCAGCCGGCACAGTGAAGTTGCCGCTGCCGTTGGTGTAAATCTGCTTGTTCATCCCCTGGATGCGCAGCACTTCCCAGTTGGTGCCGCCGGCCCCGGTGGCAATGCACACCAGAATCTGAACGTCACCATTGTTGAGAGCAGACGTGCCCAGAGAGCCGATGAACTTCTCGGTGCCGTTCGGCGTGATGGTGATCACGCCAGAGCCCGTGTTGCGCAGGTAGACGTAGAAGCCAACACCGACCGTCGAAGCTGCCGGCAGCGTTTGCGCAAAGGTGTTCGCCGTGTAGTCGATCAGGGAAGCCTGATCTGTCAGCGCAAGCACCGTGTTGGCGCTGCGCGCGGATCGGGTGATGTTCGGACCAGGAACCCACCCAGGCGAGTTGACGCCCGTCAGGCCCATCACATAGTTCACCGGGATGCCGGACGAGCTTGGAAGAGCCGTGGTCAGAGCCTGATTGAACAAAGCCGCCATGGTGGCGACCTCGGTCGTGTTGGTTCCCAGAGGCTTCGTCGCGGCGCGCAGCGTGGCGCTCGTGTAGTCGTGCGTGCCTGAGATCGTGTCGCCACCCGTCTTGGTGACCTTCGTGCCCTCGGCGGTCGTCGCCCTGGTCTGCTCTGCGTTGACAGCCGCAGCGCGGTTTCCGGCCTCTACAGCCACAGCCGCATCAGCGTAGGCCGTCGTGGCGCCCTTCGTGGAGTTGTCGCCTGGAGTCTGGGTGGTGTAGGTCACCACCGCGCCCGTGAAGTTCTGAGGCCCGCTCCAGTTCTGTCCTGACACGGTGCCCTTGCCAGTCAGCGCGTTCGACACAGCATCGAAGCCCGCACTCACCAGGGTGAACTCGTTGCGCAGTTGCTGGCTGGTGGCCCGGCTGATCGCTGCCGGGATGCCAGACGTGTAGGTGTAATAGATGTTTGCCATCCTTACCTTTCCGCCCTCTGGGGCGTGTAGAAAAGCGTGATGCCCTGCAGCGTGTGCGAGGGGTAGTTGGCCGAGTTGCTGTAGAAGATGAAGGAGATGTTCTTCTCCGTGCCTTCAATCGACAGCACAGGGTTGCTCACGACCTTGGAGTCCCATGTGAACTGGTCCCAGGTGCCCTGCTCGTAATAGGCGCCGCCGCCCACCAGCACCTGATCTGGCGCGGGCGCGGACGGGTTGACGTCCGGCGATCCATAGTCCAGGTCATAGGCGATGTTCACGCTGGTGTAGCCAATCACCTTCACTTCCAGCACCGCGCGCCGGTAGCGCTTGCGGGTCTGTGGCGACTTGTTGTGGTTGAACGGCAGGCGAACCCACGCCTCGATAGGAGAGCCGTCCTGGCTGGTTCCTATGTTGTCCTGGTAGACGTAGCCGTCATCGCTGCCGAAGTAGGTCACCTCCTTGCCGGAGTCCAGCGTGGCGGTCACGATGCACCTGACGGCTCGGTTGTAGTTCAGGAACGTGCAGCCGCTCACCTTGTCGCCCGTCAGGCCCAGCGACACGGCATAGCCGTCGCTGAAGTAGAGCCTGTACTGGTCCTTCGCCCGCAGCGAGGTGGATGCGATCTCCAGGCCACGGCGAGACGTCAGGAATGGCTGGATCGCGTGCGCCACAGAGGCGTAGTCGAAGTCACCATAGGTCAGCGTCGTCAGCAGGCACTGGATGCCTCGCGGCGTGATGCCGTAGGTGTTGTTGGACACCGGCTGCATCGTGTAGGGCGCATATCCCAACTCAAAGATGGACAGCACCAAGTTCCAGTTCGCTGCGCTGGAGCCGTACAGGATGTAGGTCCGACGCGACGTGAAGATCGCCATCGACGAGCCGGCGTTCGTACCACCCTGCGGGACAAAGCCCGTCACGTCGTCAGCCAGCGCGATTTCCCCGGCGCCCAGGATCGGTGCCCAGGCGTAGGGGTTCGTGATGGCCGAGAACTGCACGCTGCCCTTGAACGACAGGAACAGGTAGAAGCGGTGGAACATCACATGCGTCGGCGTGTCCACGGCCATCCCGGTGTGGATCGGCACATAGACACCCGTCAGAGAGTCGTACTCAAAGCACGGGTTGACGCCATCCACGCCATACATGCGCAGCGTGTTGGTGGACGACGAGAAGTTGCCGTTGACGAACTCCATCGTCCCGCCAGGGGCGCGCGTGATCTGCGTGGCGGCGCCCGTGCAGACACCCTTCTGGGTCGCGCCGACGTAAATGGGGTCGGTGTTGGCGAAGCTGCCAGTCACCGGGGTCACCACCAGGGTGCCAACTGCATCTGTCCCCATCGTGCCCGTTCGCACGAGCACAGCCAGGACGGTTGCCGTCTTGGATGGGGAGGCAGCGTTGCCTATGGTGGAACCCACTGCGATGGGGTTTGCATCACCCACAGCAGAGGAAAACGGAATCTCCGTGGCGAACTGCACCTGGACCCAGCCGGTGCTCGACGCGCGCCACATGTTGCCAGCGGTCTGGCCGACGTTGTCGCGGAATGCGTACACCACGTTGCGGTAGACCCACACGCCACGGATCGGGCCGGCGCCCGGCACCACCTGGATGTCCAGGCGCGTGTCAGCAGCGGCAAGCGCCGTGTAGTCGCTGTCCAGCTTCGCGTCCGTGGAGCCGGACTGCGATGCCACAGAGGTGGACGTGGCCTGGGTGACGCCAGACACCTGAAGCGCCTCGCTGGCGCCGAAGGTGCCCGTCACGCGCCCCAGCACTAGGGTAGTACCAGCCACCGCGAGAACGCGGCCTATAGCCCCGCTGGGCACGCCCGTGATGGTGTTGCCGACGTTGATGGTCCCGGTGATGTTGGCCGTCATCACCCAGTAGCTCGCCGCGCTCGGTGCAGGCCTGCCGTCGTAGCGCTCGTAGCCGTCGATGCGACGGTAGCCGCCGCTGATCTCAGGCTCGTAGTTCTGCGCGTCGATGGCGAAGCCTTCCTTCAGCGCGATGGCCGGGGTCAGCATGTCAACGCCACCACCGAACGGGTAGTAGGAGTCTTGGATTTTTGGCAGGCTCATGCGAGTGCGGACGCATACGTGGCGTCGGACAGTTGGTCGCGCATCAGGCGCGAGTACATGGACCGATACAGCCTGTCTGCCTCCTGCTTCACCTCGGCAGCAGCCTCGTACATGGCGTACATCTGCATGGCCGCGTACACGATCAGCAGGTGGAACTGCGACGGCATGTTGGGCGTGTCGCCGTCAGCCACCATCACCTGCGGCTGTCGGAAGTACTCGCCACGGATCGTGTAGACGGTGGTGTCCGGGATCAGGCCCAGGTTCAGCGTCAGGTCAGGCGCGAACGCGATCTGCGTCGGCTGGCCGTAGGTCAGGCTGTAGTTGCCGAACAGGTAGGTGTCCCTGTAGTCGTCATAGCCCATCACGTCCAGGTAGTTCTCGCTGCGCACACCGACGCTGGAGACGTACCTGCGGAAGCTGTCAGTCTTCCAGTTGTAGAAGTCGTTGATGCCGCACTGCAGAGGGGTGTATACGCCCTGCGCAGCCACGGTCTGGAAGGAGCAGGTCGCCCGCATCCAGTCCCAGTTGGGCTGCGACATCTGGATGTTCTGCCAAGCCTCGGCAATCCACTGCACGACGCGTGCAGATTCACCGCGTTGGTTGGCCGTGGTTGAGAGCGCACCTCCAGAGATACCGCACTTCTGGATCAGGAGGTTGCAAAGCTGGAGGTTGGTGCTCATCGGTTAGTGGCTCATGCGAACGCGAACAGCCCACTCACGACCAGCGCGGTTTTCGTCAACCAGGATCGTCACGGGGTATGCGGCCTTGGTGCGGCGCACCAGGGTGTTGCGAGGCTTCTCGATAGTGGCGTCGTCGTGCTTCGTCTGGACGTGGTCGATCTTGGAGCGCAGCAGCACCTCGGCGTACTTGCGCCGCGTGGTGAACTCCTGGCCGATCGGGAACCAGCCCACGGGCAACCATTGGCCGTTCTGGAACACCTCGGCAACCTTGCCATTGACCGACACAGGAACGTGCGTCTCGGGGAAGTCGCTGTTGCTGTTGTCCTCGATCAGCAGCGTGATCGGCTCCTCCATGAAGGCGATCGAGGCGAGGTAAGCGGCCTTATGGGTCACGTCGCCAGCGACGCTGACCAGGGACTCGCCGTGGACGATCTTGCTGTCCAGGCCCAGGTCGATGCCTGCCTTCTGGGTGTCGGGGATGTCGCCCGTATGCAGGGCGCGGTCGTAGGTTCGATTGACGGGGTTGTTCTTCGCGTTAGACATGCTGTCATCTGAAATTCTTGGGGAATGAAAAAGGCCCGCGCTGGGCGGGCCTTGTTGCAGTGCCTATGCGGCTTAGGCGACTTGCGGACGATCCGGCAGGGCGCCGACGTCAACGTGGGTGACGCTGATGTTGGAGCCGGAAGCTAGAGAGTTGGAGCCCGGCGTGAACGCGGCGCCAGAGGTGCCCACCTTCACCACCGTGTAGCCGAACACGCTGACGTTGTCAGGGATCGACGGGAACGCCGGGGCGGCGATGAAGCGCGCGTTGGCGCCATCAGCGGCCAGATCGGTGGCTGCGATCGTGCCCTGGTACAGCTTGACGTTGCCAGCCGCGTCGTAGGCCCACACGTACACGCTGCCATAGGCTGCGGTGGACGTACCAGCCGGGATCGCGGTGAACGCGGCGCCAGTGTTGCCGTCCGTGGCCGGCGTGCCGGTGTTGGTCTGGGCGACCTTGCTGTAGAACTTGCCCTTGATCAGGTACTCCAGCGGGTTGGCCGTGAAGCTGAACGAGGTGCCGGTGCCGTTGGTCAGGCCAGCCTTTTTGGTGGTCAGGGTGACCGGGGCGAATTGAAGTGCATCCATGTGGACTGCTCCTTTTAGTTGTAGACCGTGGGGTCGAACGCGCCGACAGGCGACACGTAGATGGATGCCGTGGCACCCGAAAAGGCAGACGAGCCGCCAGTGAAGGCGCCAGCCGCATTGATCAGCACGTAGCCGATCAGGGTCTTGCCTTCGGGGAACTGCGGGAACTTCACAGCGGCCTGCGTGGCGCCCTGCGTACCCATCAGCACGCTGGTCGTGCCAGCAGAGTCAACGAAGTAGCAGAAGACGTTCCACGCACCAGCGCTGATGGTGTAGGTCGCAGGCAGCGAAGCCAGGGCCGTGCCGGCAGGGATCGACACCGGGACGCCGCGCACCGTGCATTGGAAGGGCGTGGCGCCGATCTTTGCGGTGAACGTGTCGGTGGAGATCACCAGACCAGCACTGGAGGTGGCCTGCGAAGAGAAGCGGTCCACGATGGGGCGCAGAATCTTCGACAGGTTGTCGCGGATCAGACTGCCGGGCAGGCCGTTCAAATACGCGGAGACGGAATCGAGCATGTGCTCTCCTCAAATGCGAATGCCCCTGGTTAGGGGGCATTCATGGTTGGAGAATTACGCCTGACGGGCGACGTTCACGACAGCCATCCACTGGTGGTTCTCGATCATGCAAGCCTTCCACCAGGAGGTGCCGGCGTAGCCGCGCTGGCCCAGCGGATCGGACTTGCTCTTCTCGCCTGGGGGCAGGAAGGTCGGGTCCAGAGCGGACAGGCCGCGCACGCTGATCTGGCTGAACGCGTCAGCGCCCAGCACGATCACGGTGTACACGTCCAGGTTGGTGCCGGTCGTGCTGTAGCCGGAGCCAGCGCCAGCCCACGAAGCCACGGCTGCACCAGCGTCCTGGAACGAAGGCAGGTCGGGCGACAGGATGTAGCGGAAGCGCTCGCACTTGCCGATCTCGCCCATCTCCGGGGTGCCGGAAGCGTACTTCTCGGCAGGCACGAAGTTGGGCAGGTCACGGATTTGACGCTCCAGGTCGGTGTGCGTGTAGGCGAAGTAGCCCGGCGCAACCGCAGTGGTGTCAAACTTGGCGTCAGCCTTCAGCAGGCTGGTCACCGGCATGGCGTGGTTAGCCATCAGCGAGCGAACCACAGCGGACTGCAGGTTCAGCGTCATCGGGCCGTTCACGGTGCCGCGCGAGGTGCCGGCGCCGCCGAAGAACTGCGAGGTGCAGGACTTCAGCTTGCCGAACACGATCATCTCGCTCACCAGACCCACGCGCTCGCCGATCTGGATCTTCATCTGCGCGGGGATGTCATCCTCGTACAGGTTGTAGGTCTTGTCCGAGAAGCCGTACAGGCAGGAATACTGGTACACCACCTCGGTCACGTCGAACGGCGTGATGCTGTCTGGCAGCGGGGTCACGCCTTCATTGGTCAGGTGAGCCTGGACGATGGCGTTGCCGCGATCACCCGTGCCGTTGGCGAAGAACTGGTTCTGGGAACCCGAGGTTGCGCCATACGGCAGGAAGCGACGGGCCACATAGGTGTCCGACACGTTCTGTGGCATGGGCACCTGACGGCCCGCCTTGGTCAGCACCTCGTAGGGCTTGGCGTGCTTCAGGATTTCGCCCTTGAACTTGTTGATCCGGCCCGGCGTGAGGGCAAAGGTTTGCATGGTCATGAGTGACCCTTTCTTTCATTGAGACGAAAAAAACCCGCGTCTGCGGGCTTCGTCGTTGATTGGTTTTTGCTTAGCTGTTGTAGCCAGCAGAAAAGTCATCCAGGTCCGTCTTGGCGGGCTTGAACCCGCCTGAACCCTTCGGTGCTACCGCCGCAGCAAAGCGCTCTCGGCGTGCGGAGTTGTTCGCTGCCTGAGCAGGTGCTGGCGTCTTCTTGGCAGGTGCGGCCTTAGCCGCCTTGTGGGCTGCGTACTTGCCCATCAAGGTCGCGGCATCGTCGGGGTCTTGGGAAGCGCCGAGCTTCTGGGTGGCCGCGTCCTGCTTGAGGAACCACTCCTTGTACTCGGGCGCCTTGACCTCGGTGCGCCAGTTGGGCAGCACTGCGTTGACGATGCGGTCAACGTACATGGTCTCCATCCTGGTGGCTGACTCGATGGCGCGTGCTGCAGCAGCCTGCGCCAGTTCAAGGCCACTCTTGATGGGCTCCAGGTCAACGTTCGCGGATCGGTTCTCACGGATCAGTTCCTCGGTCGCGCTGGCCCACTCAGGGAAGTCCTCGGCAAGTGCCTTCCACTTGTCCGGTGTCTTGATGGCGTCCTGCACCTGGGCCTGCGTTGGCGCATCCTCGACACCTTTCGATGCCAGCTTGGATGCTTCCAGCGTCTGCTTCAGCGTGTGGTTCAGTTCGCCGACACGTCCTTCTGCCTTGCGTAGGCGCTGCTCCTGGGCTGCAAACTGGGTTTGCATCTCCGTGAAAGCCTTTTGCCAATCAGGGACTTCAGCAGGCTTGTCTTCAGCCTTGGGCTGCTCCTGCTGCGTCTCTTCCTTGCCCTTGCTGTCGTCGGCTGGGGGCGTCGTCTCGGCTGGTTGGTCGGTCGGTGGCGTCTCCGGCTTCGTTGCCGAATCGGGAGTCACCACGTCGTCATAACCAGCGGACAGTTCGTCCAGGCCGTCTTGCTCATTCATTGTTTTCACTCCGCTACAAAAAACGCACTTGCGTGCGCGCTACGACGGTCGTCACTCATGTGAGGCCCATCTCTATGCCCCTAAGCCATTTCTGGGTCAGGGTCAAACTGTTTCGGGTCTCGGTTGAGACCCAGGTTGTTCTTGATCTCGGCGAGCCGGCCCCGCACCCTGGCGGTCTGCAACTCGCTCAGGTCGCGCTCCAGCATGTCGCGGTGCGCTTCCTGCTTCGCTTCCCAGTGCCGCACCAGCTTGACCCACAGAGGAGATCGCCTCTCCTCCACGGTCAGCACGAGTGGCGGCATGGGTGGTTCAACAAAGTTGTCTGTTCTCACTTGGCGAACGACTCCCCGGCAGGTGCCTGTCCAGGCGGTTCAATCGGCGCAGGCGGGTTCTGGTCAGAGACCAGCTTGGTGTGGTGCTTATGCACGTCAACCAGCCGATCCTGGTGGCCCTCGGACTGCGTGAGCGCGATCTGAGCCTGAGCAAGCTGGCGCTTGGTCTGCTCCTGCATGGACGTCTTCGCCAGTTCAGCCTTCAACTGCTCCAGCGTGATGTTTCGCTTGTTGGCGTAGTCCAGCATGGCAAGCTGCAGCTTGTCCTGGCGCTCCTGGTGCGCTGCGATGTTGTTGTCGCGTGCGATCTCCCGCTCGCGCTCCACGTAGGCAAGCTCTGCCTGGGCGTGAATCTGGTCGCTGCGCTCCCGGCTTGCGGCCTGGATTTGCGCGGTGTGGATGCGCGCCATGGCGTTTGCCATGTGCGGCGTCGTGCCCCCCGTCTGCAGCATGTTCTGCTCGTGCGCTGCCTCTGCCTGCACCTGCTGCAGCACAGTGTTCGTGCGCTCCTTCGCAACAGCCAGAGCGTTCTGACCACGCATCTGCTCGACCTGAATCTCCACTGGCGGGACAGGCGGCTGCGCGTTGCGCGCGGCGATCTGTGCTCCCGTCAACTGGATGCGTCGCGGGTCCAGGCGCTTGGCGCGCAGGTACTCGGTGAACAGCTTGCCCTGGTCCACGTTGAAGGCAGGGTTGCCGGCCACGCTGAACATTGCCAGCAGGGTCTGCTCCTGGATCGCACGCTCGACCAGGGCAGAACTGCCCTGCGCGTCGATCTCAAACTCGCCCTTCTCCTCGTCAGGCACGTCCGGGTCAAGCAGCAGCCACTCGTACAGAGCGTCCACCAGCGACTCCTGCACCTGATCGTCGTAGCCGTGACCGATGGAACGCAGCCAAGTCAGGCTGTTGTTGTTCTGCATCTCGGCTTCGCCGAAGGTCTGCGGGCTGGTCGGACCTTGCGGTTGGCCCTGCGTCACCAGCGGGATGCCGGTGGACTCCTCGGCCAGCCGCATGCCGTACTCGATGATCGCCATCATCTCCTTCTGGACCGATGGGATCACCTCACAGTGGAACGCCTCCCGGACGTCCTGCGTCATCGACTCGCCGGTCTTGTACCAAATCTTGTTTGGCGTCAGCTTCCACGAGTTGTCAGCCGGCACCACGCCCATCTGGTCGATGATGATCTGCACACCAGCGCTCAGGCCGGCGTTGTTCAGCAGCGCGCGCGTGGCGGCGTTCACCAGCCTCTGTGGCGTGGACATGATCTCGGCCACACCCACACCAGCCCAGTATCCCGGGCGGCGCGACCAGGACATGGTGCGGTAAGGGAATGCGCCGGAGTCCAGCGGGTTCAGCGACACCTTGATGATGGAGTCGTTGACCAGCGTCACGATGACCGGGATTTTTTCGCGGTCCTCGGTGAAGGTGTCCAACTTCAGGCCTGGAATTCCCTTCAGTTTCTCGCGCTTGATGTCGCCATAGAAGTACCAGACCTCGTACAGCTTGTCCGTGCGCACCGTGTTGACGTCGGCGTCCAC